AGTTTTGTTGCCCTTCAAACTTGTTTTTACATCAAAGTATAGTGTTGCACTCGTGGTGATATGAGATTTGCCCTGCACCCAGTTCAGCGCTAGCTAAAGACATTAATCCAAAATTTTTGATCATTTTAGTCGTCAACGTGAAGAACAAATAGTTATTGGTTTAGGCCAGATTGAATATCAAATCCAATCTTTAGAGTTAGACAAAGATTCTTTAACAGAACAACTATCTCAACTAAGAAAAGACCAATATACTTTAGGACAACAGATGACAGAAACCTATGGCGATGGAAACGTTGATTTAAATACAGGTGAGTTTACAAAAGCTTGATTTTTACCCCCCTTTTAGGTATTTATAACAAATAACAATCTCACACGATGGCAGAAACATTAGTATCCCCAGGCGTATTAGCTCGTGAAAACGATAATACTTTTATTCAGCAGCAACCAGTAGACGCAGGTGCTGCTATTGTAGGTCCTGCAGTTAAAGGACCAGTTGAAATTCCAACATTAGTAACTTCATACTCAGATTACCAAAATAGATTCGGTACTACGTTTGAAAGTGGTAGTGGTGAGTACACTTACTTAACTTCTATCTCAGCTTATAACTATTTCCAAAATGGTGGTGATAGTTTATTAGTAACACGTGTAGTATCTTCTTCTAGTGATTGGGGTTATGCTAGTGCCGAAGTTAGTGGATCAAACACTTCAGGTTCATTTGTATTAGAAACCTTAGATAAAGGAGTATTATTTAATAACACTTCTTCATTATTATCTAACGGAGCCCTAGATAGCGGTTCTAAAGATAGTATTAGATGGGAGATTAATACAGCCAACACGGCATCAGGTACATTCTCTTTAATCATTAGAAGAGGAGATGATAATAGTACTAGTAAAGTAGCTTTAGAAACTTATCCTAACTTATCACTAGATCCTAAATCTGAAAACTATATTTCAAAGGTAATAGGTGATCAAACATTAGCTTATAACTCAACCGAAAACTATGTTGAAGTATCAGGTTCTTACCCTAACGCTTCAAGATACGTAAGAGTAAAATCAGTACCAGGTGCTACTTTAAACTACTTCAACAACGCTGGGGAAGCAAGATCAGAGTTTACTGGTAACATTCCAGTAGTAGGATCAGGTGCTTATGGTGGTTCGTTTAATGGTGGTTCTGGTTCTAATATTCCATCTAGTGCAGGTTTATATTACGATAAGATAGCAGCTCAAACTCAAGGTTTGGTAGCTGGTGATTATACTGATATGTTAAACTTATTATCTAATCAAGATGATTATAGATATAACTTGATGTTATTACCGGGTTTAACAGATCAATCACACTCATCTCCAATCACAAAAGCAATCTCAAATGCTCAGTCAAGAGGAGATCATATGGTGATAGTTGATCCTGTAAACTATGCTTCAACTCAAGTTCAAGCTAAGACAGAAGCAGCAGGTAGAGATACTTCATATGCTTCTATGTATTGGCCTTGGTTAAGAACAATCGATCCAGATTCAGGTGAAAACGTATGGGTTCCAGCTTCAACTATGATGGGTGGTGTATTCGCATTTAACGATAACGCCTCAGAACCTTGGTTCGCACCTGCTGGTATCAACAGAGGTGGATTAGGAACAGTAATACAAGCAGAAAGAAAACTATCAGCTACTAACAGAGATGATTTATACCAAGCAAATATTAACCCAATCGCTACTTTCCCAGGAACTGGTGTTGTAGTATATGGTCAGAAAACCTTACAAAAACAAGCATCAGCGCTTGATAGAGTAAACGTTAGAAGATTATTGATTGAACTAAAAGGATATATTTCTCAAATAGGTCAAAACTTAGTATTTGAACAAAATACAGCAGCTACAAGAAATAACTTCTTAGCTCAAGTTAACCCATATTTAGAAAGTGTTCAATCTAGACAAGGTTTATATGCTTTAAAGTAATCATGGACGAAAGTAACAATACTCCAGATGTAATAGATAGAAATCAACTAATAGGTCAGATTTACATCCAACCAACTAGAACAGCTGAGTTCATTTACTTAGACTTTAACCTACAACCAACTGGTGCTTCGTTCCCAGCATAAGGAGGAGAAAAGTAGATATTTATAACCGAATAAAATAGCATAGCAAAATGGCAGTATTAGATACAAACGAAGTTTTCTTCACAGCATTTGAACCAAAACAAGCAAATAGGTTTATAATGTATGTAGACGGGATTCCATCATATATCATTAAAGGTATAAGTGGATTAGGTTTCTCACAAGATGAAATTAAATTGAACCACATTAACACCTACCGTAAAGTAAAAGGTAAGTTAGCATGGAACGATATTACAATGCAATTGTTTGATCCTATTACCCCATCTGGAGCACAAGCTGTAATGGAG